ACGTGTAAAGGGTGGCAAGTGTCCTGTATGTGATACTTACTACAACATGTGGAAAGAAATTAACTCCATTGGCAAAGAGAGTCCTAAAGGCAAAGAGCTACAAGAACTTGCACGCCAAATCAAATCTCGTAAACGTTATTACATGAATGTAATTGACCGCCGTGACGAGTCTGTTAAGATTCTGTCCGTAGGGCAAAAGCTTTTCGGTAAAGTACTTGACTGTTTCTTTGACGAAGATTTTGGCGATATCACTGACATGAAAGAAGGTTGGGATTTCAAGATTGTAAAAGATACTCAAGGACAATGGCCGAATTACGATAAGTCTTCTCCTAAACCAAAACAAAGCGAAGCAGGTAGTGATGCTGAAAACGCAAAGTGGATGGATAGCTTACATGACATTCACGGTCTTGTTAAGGTTGCCGACTATGACGAACTCAAGCTAATGATGTCAGAATTAGAAGCTTCTGTTAAAGGTCCTCAACCGGAAACTGTTACCTCTGAAGACGTCGCGCCTGACGATGACGACTACATGTCACATTTAAAAAGTTTAAAGGTGGACTAACATATGGCAGAAAAGCTAAAGATTTTAGCTTGTCCATCGAATCATGGAGGATGCGCTTACTACCGCATCCTCCTTCCTATGGAGAAGTTAATAGAACATTGTAGCGACCAAGTAGAGGTTCGCTTTGACGATAATCCTCTTGGATGGGACGCTTCTACTGGGGCGAAGACACCTGAGGATTTTGAGTATGAAAATATAAAGTGGGCAGACGTAGTCTTCACACAAAACATACACAACTTTGGCGGACAGTATACCGCCGACATCCTCCGTATCGGTGCTGAGAATGGTAAATTCACACACTTCGATACCGACGACCTTCTCTCAGATTTATATGAAGGGCATCGTTTATATAAAGTGTATAAGGAGCAAAGGCTTGACGAAGTAACGAAATACATTTATAGTAATGCTGATTTGGTTACCGTGACACAACGTAAGTTCGCAGAGCGAATTGCTGAGTTTGTTAGAGGTGCGTTGGTTGTGGTTAAAAATACAATCGATTATAATCTTCCGTGTTGGAATGCGCCCAAGATTCCTACGTATAAAAAACAAACTCGAATAGGGTGGGTAGGGGGTATCCATCACGATGTTGATGTGAAACATTTTGCTGGGGTGCCACACTTAGTTAACCAAAAGGTCGGACAAGAAAGAGTTCAGTGGGGTTTCTACGGCAAACCAACCCAAGCTCCCGACCAACGTGATTGGCAATGGGATGTTTGGGAAGGGTATGAACGCACCTTAGCCCGTGGTTTCAAAGGTAATAAAAACTACACTGTGTACCCAGCGTTACCTCCTAATACTTACGGAGAAATGTATAGAAACATAGATATTAACTTAGCTGTACTTGACCCAAACCCTTTCAACGACTCTAAATCTGAGATTAAGGCTATTGAAGGTGCTCGTTACGGAGTACCATTGATTGCTACTAACGTAGGTTGTTATGATGAACTAATTGTAAATGGGGAAACAGGTTATTTGATTGACCCTAAAAACGCTAAGAGTGATTGGATTAAAGTATTAACCAAGTGTATTAAAGACCCGCAACATGTAAAAGAGATGGGGCAAAACTTAAAACTCCTATGCGATAATCTATTCGATGTCAATAAGGTTGTTCAAGGGCGTGTAGATTTGTATCGAGAGTGTATGGGTCTTAAAGCGGAAGCGCTAGAACACTACAATAAAAATCAAAACAATGAAGTATCTTAGTATAGTCGCCTGTCTTAAAGACGAGGCATTAAATCTGGAAGAGTGGTTAGATTTTCATCGGTCTGTAGGGGTAGAGCATTTCTACCTCTACGATAATGGAAGCACAGATAACACTAAAGAGTTGTGTGAACAGCATAAAGATATTACCTATTCATATAACACGATGGATATGTGCCAACTTGCCTGTTACTACAACGCCTTAACTGCATTCCGAGACCAGTCAACATGGATGGCATTTATTGATTTAGATGAGTTTTTGTTTGCTCCCGGAGGAGACTTAAAAACACGGCTTAAAGACTTTGAAGGTAAAGCTCCTGGCATAGCTGTTAATGAAGTATTTTTTGGTTCTAACGGACACAAGACTCGACCGGGAGGAGGTGTGCTTCGTAATTATACTAAACGAGGTAAGGAAATCAACAAACACGTTAAGACGATTTGCCAACCTCAACACACTGTAGCACCGGCATTTAACCCCCACGCATTTTACTATATGAATGGTACGGCTGTAAATGAATTAGGTGAGCCGTGCAACGGCGCTTTCAATGAACCAGGTACCGCCGACATATTCAGAATAAACCATTACTGGGTAAAGTCCAAGGAGGAATACAGGGCTAAGCTTGAGCGTGGTAGAGCAGACGTCCCTGCTCGTGACCCTAAGTTCCGTTATAGTCAGCAAGGTAGAGATTTAGAGAAAGTTATCCTACAAGATAATGAGGTGGAAGATACTGAGATATGGAAGTTTTTGGAGAGAGAGCATGGCTAAGATAAAAATTATTACAGGATGGTCTATGGAGGGAGGTTCAACCTTTTCCTTAATGGAGTTATGCGATTTGTTTAACGAGAGAGGTCACGATTGTACTTTGTACGGTCCTCACGAATGGCACTTAGATAAGTGTAAGGGCGATATGCTTACGAACTTTGATATAGAGAAAGGGGATACGGTGATAGGGCATTTTCTTCCTATGCCTGAACGACATCCTTTGGCTAAAAAAATAATTTTATCGTGCCATGAGAAAGAGGTTTTTAGATTAAAGGAACAGCCAATAAAGGGTTATGATAAAATCCGTTTTGTAAGCAACGACCAACGGTCTTGGCAGGGAGTTTACGGTAAAGTAATACCTAACTGTATGCGCGGAGTAAAACCTTCCCAAAAACCCGAAGGGAAGGTAGCGGGAATCATCGGAACCTTGTGCCCTTTAAAACAAACCCACGTATCAGTACAGAGAGCATTAGCGGACGGGTGTGATAAAGTTCTTATTTATGGCAACATATACAACCAAGAGTACTATGATACTAGTATAAAGCCCATCCTTAGTGATAGAGTGATTCACATGGGGATGGAGCTGGATAAACAAAAGATATACGATTCCATTTCGTGTGTATACCAATCAAACTCTGATGACCTACCTGAGGCATTTGGAAGAGTTCGGGCTGAGTGTATACGTGCTGGAATTCCTTACCATGGCAATAAAGCCGCTACGACCAAATTCGAGTTGTGGGACGAAGACAAAATTTATGATGCGTGGAAAGAACTTTTAGAACTATGAAAACTATAGGTATTATTGGGTACGGTGAGATAGGGCAAGCCTTGGACGACATTTATTTGGCGAACAATTTTGTTCCCTTGATTAAAGATATGGAGCGTGATGATGAGTTAGGGGGTGTGGGTATTTTGAATATCTGCATTCCTTTTAGTTATGATTTCGTCGCACAGGTAACAGAGTATATTGATACCTTAAAGCCAGGGCTAACTATTATTCATTCTACAGTTCCCCCAGGAACAACCAAACTGATTGGTGCCCAATTCCCTAACATAGCTCACTCACCTGTCAGAGGGGTACACCCTAACTTAGCAGAAGGTATTCATACATTCATAAAGGTCTTTGGCGGGGTAGGGGCTATACCGGCTTCCCAACACTTTACACATGATTTAGGTATAGAGTGTGAGGTGTACGAATCGTCTATCACTACAGAGGTAGCTAAACTCCTAGACACTTCTTACTACGGGGTGTGTATTGCGTGGCATGATTATGCTAAAAAACTATGTGATAAACATGGAGTTAATTTTGATGAAGCTCAAACACATTACAACGCATCGTATAATAGTGGTTATGCCGAATTAGGTAAACCTAATGTTGTCCGCCCAACCTTATCCCCTCCGAACGGTTCTATTGGAGGTCACTGTATAATCCCTAATGCAGAAATTCTACAAGCAGAGCTCGACTCTAAATTACTACAAGCAGTAACAGATTTAAAATGAAAAAAATATTATTCTTTCCTTTATACAGCGGTGAATTCGGCTGGGAACTTATGGTTTGGCAAGGCTTTATACGTAAAGCTGCTGAAGAGTTTGATGAAGTGCATGGGGTTTGCTTTGAGCCCTTTAAGCATTTGTATGAAGATTTTACAGACAAACTTTATTTCGCTACACCCCCGAAGAGACACACCGAGCCCGCACATGACATGCCTGATGAATTCTTAGAAGACCTTAACAAGTTGGCGAATGATAAAGACATCGACCTAAGTGTGTTTGATAGCCGAGGAACTGTCACTTACTGGAACCAACAAGAACACGCACAGTACAAGTCGTACAAAAAGAAGACTAAGAAGAAGTATGACGCCGTATTACATTTGCGTGAGATGGGGCATCGAGCCGAGGATAATGACGGTGCAGAATGGAACAAGAAGCTTATTAACAGACTCCTATCCGAAGGTCAGAAGATAGCTTTGATAGGAACATCTAAAGGAAGCTGTGACGTAGATTTCCCTGTAGACAAGTTCTACGATAAACCTTTATCTAAGGTTATTGATATTATCAACCAATCTAAGGTTGTTGTAGGGCAGTCAAGTGGTCCTATGCATTTAGCTGCTTTGTGCGAAGCAGAAACTATTGTATGGAGCAACACCAAAGGTGATGAGTTACGCGAGAGATACTTAGAGACGTGGAACCCTTTTAAGAACAAAGTTAATTACCTTCTTCAACCCTCCATCAGCGATATAGTAAAACTAGTAAAATGACGTTAACCTGTACTGAATGCGGAGAAGAGATACCTGGCGAATATGGAGAACCTAAAAAACATTGGAAAAAGAAACACCGGAATTTATTGCTATCCCCTGCCTTTACCAGCATCACTAAAAAAGAAATGACACCAGACCTACCAACTATAAAAAAATCTGAGTTCCACTCTAAAGGTTGGGGCTACGAGTTATGGATTGCCAACAATAAAGATTATTGTGGAAAATTATTATTTTTTGAAAAAGGTAAGAAATGCTCTTACCACTCACATAAAATAAAAACAGAAACGTTTTACGTACAGTCCGGTAAAATGATTGTGCGCTACGGGTATGATGCATCCTTAGATAAGGCAAAAGAGACTTTGCTTACTCCTGGTGATGTGTTTGATATTCCGTTAGGGTTATATCATCAGATGGAAGCAGTTGAAGACACTGAGTTATTTGAGTTTTCAACACAACACTTTGAAGAGGATAGCTACCGTTCTATTAAAGGAGATTAGTGTGGAAAAATACAATACGCTTATCGAGAAATTAGAAACCAAAACTCCTTTTGCATTAGGACGTTTTAATGATGGGGAGATGTTAGGTATCTGGCAAGCCGGTCAGGTGGTAGCCCGTGGCGACCAAATGGTTAGTATGGAGCTACGAGATAAACTCACAGAGGCACTAAAACATAACCAAAAGGATTATTGGGTAGGCTTACCTTGCAGTAAATGTTTCCCTCAACACGCCAACTTAGCTAAAACTTTAGTTGACCCGCGATACCCCTACCAAACCCACGCCGTAGTATTTACTAACCGTCATTGGAAAAATTTCGTGGAGATATTCCCCACACTTATTAATGACCGTAAAGTTTACTGGGTTGGTGGAGAAGACCAAACCATGGACTGGTTACCTTTTGACGTTACCACTCAGTACCTTGTACCTAAACAAGATGCGTGGTCATCATACCCTGAAGCAAAAGAATTTATAAAAGATTTTGACGAAGGTTCGATTGTACTAATAACATGTGGACCTATGGCTAGAGTTTTGGTAAAAGAGTGGTATGAAAAAAGACCAGACCTTACTATTATAGACATAGGAAGCACTTTCGACCCATTTACTAGAAACGTATGGCACAACTGCCATAAAGGTTGGGAGGAGACGGGCTTCAACTTAACCGCTAAATGCGAAGAATGTAATTAAGATGACAGACGCAACAGTAAAATATAAAAACCACACTATCCAATATTACGATTTGTTGGACTCAGGGCATAACCCTGATACGCAGATTCGTAGAGGTTCTATTTATACCCGGGGAGACCATCAATTTGAGTCGTTAGTACCACACATCCCTAAAGAGGGGGTTGTGTATGATATAGGTGCTTATATCGGCACCTTTTCAATTCCCATGGCGTTAGAAGGGTTTGATGTAATTGCGTTTGAAGGATTTCCGTCAAACAGTAAACGAGCCGTTAAAAACTGTGGTGCTTACCCATCTATTGATGTCCATAACGTTGCGGTTTCTAACAAGACCTACGAAGTGGAGACCAAATTTAATGACTGCACAGACCAAGGAGAACGTAAAGAAGCTTTAATTAAATACGTGGAACTCGATAAATATGTTAAAGAAAATAACATACCAAACCCAGACTTTATCAAACTGGATATTGAAGGGATGGAAACAATTGCGTTATTCGGAATGAAGAACATGATTAAAAACGTTAAACCTATATGGCAAATATGCTACCACGCTGACCACCCGGAGAAACATGAACATTATCCTGGGTTTGTTAAGACTGAGGATGGAGGGTTTGATTTTTCTACTTTATTTGAGGATTATAATATATCCTTAGAAGGAGCCCCCGTAACAAGTTTTTATCGGTGGGGAGAATATCTTTTGGTGCCTAAAAAATGAATCACAACCCATACGAAATAGTTAAAGCTTTTGAAAGTAAGATTGCCTCCTACACAGGGGCACCCTATGCAGTGGCAGTCGATAGCTGTACGAACGCATTATTTCTAGCCTGTAAGTACCTCAATGTAAGCACGGTCTCACTGCCCAAGGAAACATACCTGTCAGTACCAATGTCCGTCATACATTCCGGAGGGGAGGTTAAGTTCGAAGACCGAGAGTGGGAAGGAACGTATCAATTAAAGCCGTACCCTATCTGGGACTCAGCAAAACGCCTCACGTCTAATATGTATAAACCAGGCACCTTTATGTGTTTATCTTTTCATATTAAGAAAACTTTACCAATGGGGAAAGGTGGGATGATTTTAACAGATGACCTTAAAGCTGTAGAGTGGTTTAAGAAAGCTCGTTATGAAGGTCGAAGCGAGAAACTTTATCATGAGGATGATATTGATATGCTTGGCTGGAACATGTATATGACACCTCAAGAAGCGGCACATGGTTTAGCCTTGATGCAGAACTACCCAGAACATGTCCCCGACTTAGGGGAAAACGATGGTTATAGAGACTTAACCGAGTTTACAATATTCAAGAGCCGTGAAGATAACAATTCTAACTGATAACCCGCGAAGCTGGTTTGTTCCGTATGCCACGCAGTTAAGGGAACTTCTAAAACACTCTCACACAGTTAAACATGTTTTTAATGTTTCTGAAATTACCGAGGGCGATGTTCTTTTAGTATTGTCCTGCGAAAAATTAATATCCTCTGAACTACTAGCTTTGAACACAAACAACATTGTAGTTCATCCAAGCCAACTTCCACAGGGAAAAGGGTGGTCTCCACTTGCGTGGCAAGTACTGGAAGGAAAGGACATTATCCCTATCACTTTGTTTGAAGCTGCTGGAGGAGTGGACAATGGAGATGTGTATTTGAGAGATGTTATCGAGTTGGACGGGACAGAACTTAACACACGTATTAAAGAGCTGCAAGGGAAAAAAGTATTATCGATGGTGATGGAGTATATTGCATTACGAGATAAATTAGAGCCCGCACCTCAACACGGGAAAGAAACATCTTACCCAAAGAGGTCATCTGAGGACAGCGAGCTAGACACCAATAAAACTCTAGAAGAGAACTTTAACCTTCTCCGCATTGCGGACAATGAACAGTACCCCGCCTTCTTCATCAGAGACGGAAAGAAATACACTATAAAAATATATGAATAAATTCGCAATCGTAACCCGTGCTGATAATAACATCAAAGACATGGCAGACATTACCCTTCCCATAATGAGGGACTACGCAGAGAGATGTAACGCTGACTTCATTGTTTTATCGGAGGACGCGCCCTTTTTAACGGAGGACAACAAACCTCATTATCGTATTTTAGAGATAGAAAAATTATTTGATAAGTACGACAGGATTTTAAATTTAGATGCTGACATGATAATAACAAACAAGTGCCCTGATATTTTTAAGGTAGTTCCTGAGGACATGATTGGAAGTATCTATGAGGATAAAGGTAGCCGTCGCCCCGACCGCATTGATAAATTACACGGAATCCAACGAGCCTGGGGTGATGTTAACTGGAGAGAAGGTTACACGAATGCAGGAACATTCGTAATGTCTAAAATGCACAGAGATATCTTTCTCCCTCACAACGGAGAATACTGGCTTGGATGGGGCTCAGCAGATTTACATTTATCCTATAATATACACAAGCACAATTTTAAAGTATATGAATTAGATTATAAATGGAATCATATGAGTATGTTTTCGGAACAATGGAACGGAAGCCCTTCTAGGTTTGATTCCAATATAATACATTATGCTGGTGCTGGTATATACGATACCGGAGTCTCCTCCCGTCTGGAACAGATTAAAGCCGACATTAACGTGTTGTGGGGGGATAAATAATATAATATGAAATTTAAAAACAATACAGGACAAAACGTATACATTGATTTAGGGGGCTTTGTTTTAGTTCGCCCTAAGGAAATACTGGACTTAACCGGACATCCTTCATGCGAGCCTTTAACGCCAATCATCGAGGAAGCACCCCCTAAAGCTAAACCCAAAAAAGCACCTAAGCCAAAAAAGACTAACGTTAGCGGTACTATATAAATTTATGAACATTCACCAACGACGTCGCGCACAACGAGCAGCTGTAAAAGCCGCCGAGGAAGCAGCTAAGGCTCCAGTAGCCCCTATAAAGGCTAAAGTTAAAAAAGCACCTGCTAAGAAAAAAGCTACAAAGAAAGAGTCCTAAATACTTGAACCATGGTCTATAATAGGTCATGGCTAACATTTTAGACGACATTTGTAAGA